GAACGGATTATCGAGGTAAACATAGACCATCTCGACAGAGCGATCCGAGAACTGGCATATTACCGTGATGTGGAGTTGCCAAACATGGTCAGAGAACTTGTCGAATCACTGACAAGGATTGGCTTAAATGAAGCTAATGCCCATATCGCCAGGTCAGAATATGGATACATGGTAACTGTATCTACTGACATCAATTACACAAGGACAGGCACAAATGCGATGATTGTGTTTACTGCTCCCATCAACTATCCGAAGGATGGTGGTGAGCCTTTCAGTATCATGCTTGCCATTGAGTTTGGGGCAGGTTTCAAATATAACCCAACTACGAATCCACTATCTGATGTGCATGGCTATGGCCCAGGGACGTATCCTGGCAAGGGTCATTGGAACGATCCCCGTGGATGGTGGTTCAGAAATGACGATAACGAGTGGGAACACACTTGGGGCAACGAAGCAACTATGCCTGTTTACAATGCGGAGATGCGGATACAACAGAGCATTGAACAGGAAGTACGAAGGATATTCAGATAAGGGGTGAATGAAAGATGCTATGGACAAAGATGATAGAGTCAAAAGTCCTGACTGTAGTTAAGACTAACGTCACGGCGAAACTAGGCAGTAAGTACCCGGATATCAATTTCACCACCAGGAACGCTGTTCCGAAAAATCCGAAATTTCCATGCGTACATATCCAAAAACTCAGCGGTGCGGAAGTGGGCAGAGAACTTGAGTATGGTGTGGTAGGCATTGTTTCTGACTTTCAGATTGACTGCTATGATGCCACATCACAGGAGATCGCAGAAGAAGTTGCCTATACGGTCGCAGACGTTATGTGCAATACACTTGGATACGGCATTTTGACCGATCCTTTTAACAGCAATACTGATGTTTATCGCAACGTAGCTAGATACCGGCGGTACATCGGTAATGACGATACATTTTTAACTTAATTCATAACTAGGGGGAATTGACATGGCTGATACAAGTTATCTGGCAAGAGTCATTTACATGGAAGTACCGGCTAATACGGACATCCATTCCGTAACATGGCCTGGAAGCTATTCGCTTATGGGTCGTGCTAAATCCATTCCGGCTCCTCTGGGCGCACCGAATCTTGTAGAGTCTACTACGTTGGAAGACGATACACAGACTTTCGAACTTGGTGTTAAACAGAGTGACCTTAAGGAATTTACCTGCAATCTTGAGAAGGATGCGCTTACTGCCATCGATGCTCTTGAGGGCAAGTATCTCAAGATCATTCAGCTTTATGGTACTGATGGTCTTGGTAAAACTGCTAAGTATGCCTATGTCGGCAAGGTTACCGCAGCACCCAACGATGTTGGTGGCGTTGACGAGATCCTCGAAATGGGCGTAAGAATCGTTCCGGCAACTACTCCTAAGAACGTGACCACCAGCCTGACAGTTACACGTACTTCCAGTGGTGGATTCACTGTTGCAGCAGGTTCCGGTAGCTGATAATAGTTTTTAATTTATGGGGTGGCCTACGGGCCGCCCCTTTCCCTATATACGGGGAAGGGAAAGGAATTACATGAGAACATTCACGATCAATGGTAAGACATATAAAGCAAAGCCTTTTACGTTTAATCTGATGTGTGATTTCGAGCATTACGGCGTATCTATCGATACGATGGACAGGATGCCGATGGAGACAATCAGAACGTACTTCATCCTGTGTTCTGGGTTGGACACTGAGTCTGCCGGTGTTGAAATCGAACAGCACTATATCGGCGGTGGCGATGTCGATAAACTCGCTGACTGCATGAGAGCGGAGATGGAAGATTCCGCTTTTTTTCGTTCGCTCGCGCAGAGAGCAGAAACGGAAACTGGAACGATGGAAACGGAAGCACAGACGGAAACGGTAGCGAAACCGACAAGGAGCCGGAAAAGCGAAAAAGCGTAGAAGACTACAGGAATCTCCGAGAATACTACGAGTTTGAATGGTTTTCCAAGGCTTATGCTTTAGGAATATCCTATCGAGATTTTTGGGAGATGAATCCGCACTTGATCGAAGTTTTTCAACGTGCCTACGATGAGAAACTTATGCATGATGACAAGATTCAGCATATATGGGGTATGTATACACTGGATGCTGTTTCTGTAGCTATTGCAAGGATTATGCGTGGTGATAAGAATGCCAAGTACATGACCAAACCGTTACTTGAGGATATCATCAAAGATTCGCATCTGACGGAAGAAGAAATCTATGAACGTGAGTTAAAACGTGAACTTGCCTTTATCGATTCAATAACAGTGAATGATAAGGAATAAAGGTGGTGAAGCCTATGGCTGTAGATGAGAATATCAGATTACAAATTACATCAGATGCTTCGGATGCACAATCGGGGATAAACAGACTGATTAACGATATCCGCAGAATGCGGAATGCCTATCAGCAATCTGTAAACCACGGGGCCGGCAGACAGATTACAGAAGAGGTAGAAGAAGCCGGACAAGCGGTACATGATACTGAAAGAAGATTCGCTGATGCTTCCAGGAATATCACCAATCATTCCAGAAGTATTGGTAGCGTTCTCAAAGGTGTCGGCAGAACTGCCGTAAACTCTGGCATTCAGATTACAAGGGGTTTTGGTGGGCCACTGAAACTCGCTGGAAAGTATCTGTTTACATTCCGCAGAGGTCTTGGAGATACAACGGATGGCTTTAAGCATGGCTTTTGGGCGGTACTTAAATATGCATTCGGTATACGAAGTTTGTACTTCCTGTTCCGAAAGCTACGGCAAGCGATTAAAGACGGATTCGGCAATTTAAGACAATATTCAAGTGAAACGGATTCTGCACTGACAATGTTGCAGAACTCGCTGTTCACGTTAAAGAACGCACTGGCAGTAGCATTCAATCCAATCGTCACAGCTATAGCACCATTGGTTAATCAGTTGATACAAATGCTGATTACCGCTATGAATGCTATCGGCAGATTTTTCTCAGCACTGACCGGAAAGAAATTCGCTGTTCAGGCGATCAATGGTTACAACTCTGTTGCCAAAGCTACCACTGGAGCCGGTAAAGCTGCCAAGAACGCTGCCAAAGATTACAAGAAGCTGAATGATGTTGTCCTTGGTATCGATGAGTTGAACATCAACAAGGGCGATGATAACAGTTCCAGTGGCGGTACTGGTGGCGGTGGCGGTGGAGCCGGTGGTGACGGCACGAATTACGGCGAGATGTTCGATACTGTTAAGGTTGAGAGCAAGATGCAGAAACTCGCCAAGATGATCCGTGATGCCTGGAAGAAAGGCGATTTCACCAAAGTCGGTGCTTACGTTGGCGATGCCATTGTTAAGGGCCTTAATAAGATTAACTGGGCCAAAATTCGCCAAACGCTGAACAAGGTCGGCAAGTCTTTTGCTACGTTCTTTAACGGTGTATTCCGTACAGAAGGATTGGGCAAATCTATAGGTGCTACGCTTGGCGAAGCACTGAATACGGGATTTAGCTTCCTGTTCAGTATCGTAGATAACTTTGATTTCGGTGCATTAGGGCAGACGATAGGTAGTGCATTACAGAGTGCGGTTCAGACATTTGACTTTGGCAATATCACTCACTGGATCTCGTCAAAACTCTCAGGTCTTATTGAACTTTTAGCTGGAGTTATTGAGGGTGTTGATTGGGAAAAGGTTCCTGGTGATATCTGGGATGCAATTAAGGAAGCTATAGATGGATTCGATTGGAAACGTCTTGGGAAAGCTATTAACAGACTTCTGTTCGCTATCGGTGGTGTTATCGAAACATTCTTCCTTCTGTTGAGCGATAAACTCAAGAAGATTTGGAATAAGTTTAAAGAGTGGGTAGCAAAGAAAGCACTTGAAGCGTGGGAAAGCGTTAAAGAAGCGTGGAAGAATGCCAATAAACACTTTGAGGAAAAGATGGATGGCATTCGTGAAACATTCCGCAAAGTACCTGAGTTCTTCAAAGAGAAATTCAGTGCCGGTTACGAGAAAGTCAAAGAAGCATTCAGAGGAATCAAAGACTGGTTCAAAGAGAAATGGAAGGACGTTAAAGGCTTATTCACAAAGGATAAAGTCAGCAAGGTCTTTAAAGATGCTTTCGATGCCGGTTATAAAGCTGTTACTGATGCATTTAGTAAAATCGGCGATTTCTTTAAGGGAATTGCAAACGATATCGTAGGTCCTATTGCGGATGCAGTTAATGGTGTTATCGATGGTATTAACTGGATTCTTGGCAAGGTCGGTTCTAACAAGACATTAGGTCATTGGGACCCACCTAAGTTTGCTCATGGTAGCAGAAACGGTCTGCAAAGAGACACCGTAGGTATGGTCAATGACCAGGGTGGCAACACTTATCGTGAGATGATTATACCGCCACACGGCGAGCCATTTATACCTAAAGGACGTAATGTTATCCTTCCGATGCAGAAGGGAACCAAGATTATTCCGGCGAATCAGACAGCGAAAATACCTGGATTTGCTAAAGGTGTCGGCGATATCCTTGGTGGTGCTTGGTCTAAATTCAAGGAATTCACAGGTGATATTGTTGATTATCTTGACAGTCCTCGCAAGATTGTTCAGATGGCTATTGATAAGTTTACTGATATCACGGGATTCACTGGTGTATTCGGCGATATTGCTTCCGGTGCTATCAGCACTATCATGGACAGCGTGGTTTCATACATCACCAAGATATTTGAAACAGCTAGTTCCATGAAGATAGAGAAAGCTATCAAATGGGCATTAGGCATCGCTGCAAGTCCGGCACATGGTTATGACCAAAACAGTAGATGGGGACCTGACTATGACTGTTCTTCCTTCGTTATTTCTGCTATGCAGAACGGCGGTATCCCACTTAAATCGGCTGGTGCGACAACTACGCACAACATGGAACAGGCAGGTATAAGAGTAGGCTTTAAGGATGTTGTAGGAAGTGTAAGCACGGGATCTGGGAAAGGGTTACGCCGTGGCGATATTCTTCTGAACACTGCAAACCATACCGCACTGTATATCGGTGATGGCAAAGTTGTCCAGGCATCTATCAATGAGTTAGGTAAAATTACAGGTGGCAAGCCTGGTGACCAGACGGGTCGAGAGATTTGGTCTGGGCCGTACTACAACTACAGAAAAGGTGGATGGGACAGCGTACTTCGTTATGCTAAATTTGCTAACGGTGTAGGTGCTATTCCGAGATACAACGATGGTGGATTCCCAGAGAACGGTCTGTTCTATGCCAATGATAGCGAACTGGTAGGTAAGTTTGGCAATCGTTCTGCGGTGGCTAATAACTATCAGATTGAGGATGGTATCGAGAAAGCTGCCTACAATGGTTTCGTCAAGGCTTATGCTGATACGAAGCAGACTGACCTTATGGAAGAATTGATAAGAGCAGTGAAAGATGGCAAGAGAATTGTCATTGACGGTCGGGAGATCGTAGCTGTTGTCAATTCACGTAACAAGAGAAACGGATATTCATTTACCTAAGAGGGGTTGATTAAATGTTAAGCATTAATGGTACTGACATATCCCTTACAAGGGGAGACTCAGCATTCATAGAGATTGGCATGACGAAAAACGGACAGCCGTACACTCCTCTTGAGGGAGAGGAAGTCCGATTCGCCATGAAGAGAAGCTATAACGATGATGAGCCTTTGCTTGTCAAAGTTATTCCGAATGAATTACTTGTATTACATCTTTTGCCGGAAGATACAAAGTTATTTCCTATGGGCAAGACCTATGTATATGATATCGAATTTACGGATATTAACGGCGAAGTGGATACATTCATTGAGGGTACATTGAATCTGCTGAAAGAGGTGTTGTAAATGAACGGCACGATCACTGCGATTGATACGTTCAGCGGTGTGATTTCCGCTGTTGCTACTTTATCAGCAGAATTAACGGGTCCTGTCACTGTACACGGTGCATTGGCTGAGACTAAAACAATAAGTGGCACAATATCTGCCAGTGGGATTATCGAGGGTAGTCTTACTGGCAGTAATGCCATTAACGGCAATATCACTATTCCGGAACATACCGGCGGTGTTTACTACAACGGCGATTACGAAGTTACACCAACAACAGAGGTTCAGACTTTAAGCACTGCCGAATTGTCAATGCGACGCAACGTAACTATTAATCCCATTCCGCAGAATTACGGCTTAATCACTTGGGATGGGTCGAGATTGACGGTTTCTTAGGAAGGGGCAAATAAGAATGGCGAAAAATGTAGTCATTAATAATGTGACATACCAAGATGTAAGCGAGGTCAATATTCCGCTTTCGGGTGGTGGCACAGCGGAGTTCTTTGATACATCTGATGCGACACTGGACAGCGGTGGCAAGATGCTTTCTGGGAATACTGCTTATGCGGATGGTACAAAATATACAGGCACGATTGCCACTAAAACTGGTTCGGATATTTCGGCAAGCGGTGATACTGTTACGGTTCCAGCCGGTTATTATGCAAGCCAGCAGACAAAGAGCGTGTCGGCAGGATCGGCAACAGCACCGGCATCAATCACCGGAACATCTGCCAGTGTTTCAACAGGTACAAATACACTGACGTTATCTAAAACCATCAGTGTTACACCATCTGTTACTGCCGGCTATGTATCCAGTGGAACGGCAGGTAATTCATCTGTATCTCTTACTGCATCTGTTACCACCAAGGGTGCGACAACATATACACCTACTACATCTAACCAGGAGATCGCATCTGGAACATATCTGACTGGAAAGCAGACAATCAGTGGTGATGCAAACTTGGTCGGCTCAAACATCAAGAGCGGAGTCAGTATTTTTGGTGTATCCGGTTCTCTTACTTCTGCGACAGTATCACAGGATTCACAGACAAAAGTCCTCACCATCTCGTAAGGGGGTGGCTTTATGGCTAATATAACCATCGCAGGCGCTTCTTATCCTGACGTTCCTGCGATCCAATGCCCAAAAACAGGTGGCGGTACGGCTCAATTTGATGATACGTCAGATGCGAATGCTACATCCTCTGATATTGCCAGTGGGAAGACAGCCTATGTAAACGGCACAAAGGTCACAGGAACAGCCAGTGGTGGTTCATCTGCAAAGACCAAAACAGGGACGTTCTCAGGCAATAACACCACATCGGTGCAAATATCCTGTGACTTTGCCCCTGATCTGATCTATGTATACGGCAACCTAACGAGCAGTTCCAACCTGCGAGGTGTCATATCGATTATTATCATTAAAGACACAGTGATTATTCAGACATCCGACACTTCCACATCATCAACCAATGAGAATCTGGCTTTGGCTGCTCATAGTGTATCGGGGTACGTGTATAACAATTCATATACCCATGCAACGTATTCCAACGGAACATTAACCATTAACACGGTTTCAAACACGAGTTCAAACAGGTTCGCTTCTGGGATAAGTTATTCATATAAGTTGGTCAAATGGACAACGTAGGGGGTGACACGATGATGATGCCGCTTTACTACAGACACAACAGTAACAACACAGGCACTATTAACGGCACATATACCGCAAGGATATATGGTGTTAAACTTATTGACTTGATAGGGGGTTAAACAATGCCACAGTCAGCTTTTTTACGTGTAAATGGCATGGACTTTCCACCACCCAGACGGGGATTTCAATACATAATTTCAACTACGGTCAATGCTGGACGTAACGCGAATAATGCTGTTATAGGTCAGAAGGTCGGCAGAGATTTGTTTAAGCTGGATGCTATGGAATGGGTTGGCCTTCCGGCTGCTACGTGGCAAGCGATGTTAAGAGCAGTCGAACCGTTCTATGTGCCTGTCACGTTTGAGGATTACCGAACGGGTGAACCGATTACAATAATAATGTATCCTGGCGACAGAACGGCATCTCCCTTATGGCTTGACCATGACAGCCACAAAATAATACAGTATGAAAACTGTAAATTCAACCTTGTAGATGCTGGGTGGTGATTTTATGCAGAGAGCATCCAAAGACTATATCGACAGCATGAAATCCCCTTTGAGGAATCGTGGCTATGTAAAGGTTACCGTAGGCAGCAGCGATACATCTATTCCAGACCATGCGAATGTGGATACGTATACTCAGCAGAGTTATATTTCGAACAGTGCTAACGCTCTTGCAAACGTCCCTGTGGCTTATCCCTATGCTACCTGTGAACAGGATTATTCAAAGATAGACGGCTCGATGGTATTTCCACCTGCCGAGGATGGCGATATTCTCTACAATCAGGGAATCGTTGTGAAAGTATTGTGGACGAGCAGTCAGGGAGTACATCCTGGAATCGCTATCCTTTTCAATCAGCCTGTTAGCTTTAAAGGATTCACGATAGACTTTGGAGAGGTATATCCTACACAGCTTTATGTTGCATGGGATGATTATTATCAGGAACAGAACAGCGAAATCTACTGGCCTGAGTCTTCTGTATTCGTTTGCGAGGATTCGTTTAACGATATTATTGGCATGACGTTTACTCCCTACGCCGGTATGGATAACAAGCGATTTCGCATCAATACAATCACTTTCGGTATAGCTAAGACATTTACGAATGACGAGGTTATTAGCTGTTCCATTAAGGAATACGTATCGCCGATCGGCGATACACTGCCGTCTATGGACCTGTCGGTTACGGTCGATAACCAGGATGGCTATTATGATGTTGATAATCCCGATTCTGCACTGGCATACATGGATGTAGGACACGAAGTCAAGATTCAATTTGGTTATGATTCCAAGGGTGACGGCAATATCGAATGGTTACCAGAAACCAAGGGCAGTATGCAGACATGGACAGCCAACGATCAGGAAGCGACATTTACTGCTACTGACCGTTTCTACCAACTTGGTGAGATGTACTACGGGCATAAAATTGCTCCACCATTTATGGGGGATACGGCAGCAGGATGGATACAAGACATTCTCTTAGATGCCGGTTTCACAAGTGCTGACTGGTATATCGATGAAGCACTGACTGAGATTTGGCTGCCAAATCCGATTCCACCATGCACCTATGCGGAAGCCTTACAGATTGTAGCTAACGCTAGTTGCGCCAGACTGTTTGAAGACAGGCAGGGACGTATCTGCGTTGTATCTGAGGTCACAGAACCTACGCAGACAATCACTGATAATTACGATGATTCCTTCTCTTTCCCTGAGTATCACTTGGATTTTAACGGCGATGGCGAACTGATTTTCACGTACAGTAATGATGCACCATGTGATTTCGATATCACTGATGATGCCCTTATAGTTACTGCGGATAACGCTACTGACTATAATCTTGTCAACAATGCAGTTTTGGAAACATTACATTCATCTGTTGATAATCCTATGGTAACGATCACGCTGTCTTATCCGTGGGAAGCATACGGTTTAGGCATCAATTTCACTGGTGCTTATGCACAGGCGTTTATCGTTAGGACATATCTCGACAGTACGTTAGTCAGCACTACTACATACACAAATGACAGCTTTAACTTCGCTACATCTGATACGTTTGGGACATTCAATATTATGACCATTGAGTTCCTTTACGGTGGCGAAGGTGCTAGTATTGCTATCTCCAGTATCGCTCTTGGCGGTACGTCTGGCTATACACTTACAAGGGATTATGATTTGACCGAATCATACACTGCCGAACGTCAGCAGAAGGTTAAGAGTATATCCATTGAACGTACAGTATTTACCGAGAGTGCTTCCAAAACACTGTATGAGGAAACAGTAGATAAGGATGATTTAACTGACACTAGCATCACTGGTTATAAGACTTTTGATGTGTTCTTTGACAATCCTGTCAATGTTACGGGTATCACTCTTACGTCAGGTGCTACGTCAGCAACGATAACCAACAAGTATGACTATAAATGCTCTGTGGCTTTTGACGGTGTTACGGGGAATGTAAAGTTTAGTTTAACCGGCACTGAATTTATCCCAAGGAAGTACAACTACAAAAAGAAGTACGCTACAAATGGTCAAGAGATCATTTGGCAGAATCCGCTTATAAGCAGTAAGGCGAGGGCATCTGCGGTCGAAGCATGGCTGAAAAATTACTACATCGGCGATGTAATGTACGATATCAAGTGGCGTGGAGATCCTCGCACAGATGCTTCTGATTTATTCTATCTCGAACGTAAGAACATGGACCCCACGCTTATCCAAAGCATTGAAAACACTACGGAATTTAGCGGTGCATGGTCCGGCGAGATGAAAGCGAGAAAGAAGGTGGTGACATGAGTTGGTCAACGCCTAAAACGAATTGGGATGGCGATACTGATAGGTTTAACTACACTGAGTTTAACAGGATAGTCGAAAATGTCCGTTATTGTTTTCAGAGAGCATACGCAAAGCATTACATTACTCAGGCAGATTACGTGGATTTCGGTAATGCGTTAGATGATATAAAGTATAGCGGATATGACGAGTATTGGGATGCAGAAGATTTCAATTATTTGGAAACATTTGTGAGCGATATTGCTTATATCTGTGGCATCACATTTACACCTGTCACGTTTGCACCGAATGGTCAGTTTATCACATACACAGAGTTGAACAGGATAGAAACAACGGTCGATGACTGTCATACATTTTTGAGTTAGGGGTGAAGAAATGGCAACTAAAAATCTAGGTATAGTCACTGCTTATGGCTCTGCTGTTGCCGGTGGCTATACGGGTACACTCGCTGAGTTTAAAGCAGACTTGGCGATGGGTGCGAATGCT